AGGAGTCATTTGTGTATTGAACCACGATAGTCGATAGCTGGGTCTGTGGTGCCAGAGTGTGCGCCCCATTGTTGACGCCCTTCTGGAAGTTCCCGTTATCGGCGTCGAGGGTTTCAGTTCCAGTGGTATTGGTGCCAAGGTCGTAGACCGTCTGTTGAGAACAGCCGAAACCAGTTCCAATTACAATACCGCCTGTTCCTCTGGCACTCAAAGTAAGTGCAGTATTATCTTGGGAAGCGGTTACAGCGTCAGCCTTCAGCGTGGACATTCATCTTCTCCTTATTCAGGCGGCGTCGGCCACGTTGGGTCAGCAGGGTCTGCACTTTCTGGGAAGTCCCTCAGTTCTTGACGATACGTTGCCCAAGTAGCTTTAACTTCATCTGTTAATGGTGAATCAGAAGCCTGAGTCCAATCGCTGGAAACTAACAACGCATTGCGCTCCGTGCGAAGGGAAGCCCAACTGGTTGCAAGAGCATCTGCATTAGCTTGGGCTTGGTTGTTGACGACTGTTTCAGCCGCTTCATCGACTACCCAGTAGCTTGTTCCACCGCCGGGATTAGAGACAACGAAGCCACCATGAGCCGCAACGTGACTAATGGCATCGGCTTCAATACTGAAGTCTTGGTATTTATCTAGCTTAGAGTCCGTACTTTTAACAATTGCTATAAAGTTTTCCATGTTCTTATCCAATCTCAATTAAAGCTACTGAACCACCATCGAAATCATCTGGGGTTCCTGTGGAGGTAACGCGAACTGCTGTTAATGCAGCGGATAGCGCTTTGCGACCGCCGCCAAATTGAGCGCCATCTTGGGTCTTGGATTGCATCGACCAAGAGCAAACCCACATATTTGTCGCGGAATCTTTAAGCCGGAAAGACATAAAGCCGTTGGCAATATCGGCGGCGACATTTTGATTAGTAACAAATCCTTGGTTTGTGTCGCTCCACGTAGATGTCGCACTAGTTCCTTTAATTCTTGCCGTTCCTGTGAGATACCCACTTGTCTCATAACCACCAGCATCAGAAAATAATACCATCAATCTCTCTGTGCCATCTAAAGAAACATCCTCAAACAACAAATCAAAGGCTTTGACGCCAGCGGTAATAGTAAAACTAGCCGTGGTTCCAGAGGTTGTCGCCACTTCTGAAAGGAGGTTTGCGCTACCAGCACCACCACCACTTGCCGCCGCCTCTGTCTCCACAGACATGACCTCAACCGTGTTAGCCGCCGTGGCATAGCAGATGAGCCTATCTCCTGCGGCGGTAGTCAGGTTTGCCGCACCGGGAAGTTCGATCCCAGAGCCGTGGGTGATGGTTAAAGCGCCATCAAACTGCAACATGAAGAAGTTACCGGCTTCAACTGTCATGGCGGCAAAGTTTGTCGTTCCGGTCACATCGAAGTAGTTGCCATCAACGTCAATCACTAACGGAGAGGCCGAGGCTATATCACCGCCCTTTGTCATCTTTAGGGTTGAAGCAATGCTAACTCCCCCGGTTCCCAGCCCGTCTAGGCTGAGATCGGCGTCTGCCGTGACAGCCGTTATAGCATCTGTCTTCAATGTACTCATGGCTGTTGTCCTCTCAAAATTTTCTTGGCGTCATAGTTGTCCTTCACCCGGCCACTCTCCGGTGCGCCTACGCTATCTAGATAATCTTCCATATAGCGTGGCATCTCCTTGTCGGTGGCCGCGATCAGGTCGTACCAAGTTGGCTCCGGTTCGACATAAGGAGCGATCTCTATTTCCTGTTCCACGATCTCGGCGTAGTGGCGGTTGTCTGGATCGACGGGAATGCTCAGAGGTTGACCATCGAAGTCGGCATTGATTGAATTGTTGTCAGAGTTGGTGTAAATCGCGTTTGTAATATTACTCATATCCTATAACTCCGCAATAAAGTCAAAAGTCGAATTAGTACCATCGACGCCAAGCATGGAACAGGCATAGCCAGCGGTGCCGCCTGACGCCTTAGTCCAAGACAATCCGACACTATTCTTACTCGTATATGATATTGCCATAACTGTCGGAGCCGCCGCTACTCCCGGTGATTGTATTTGAAAGTCAGCCAAATCCACAGCATATGCATTTGTTGGCGTAGCCCTCATTGTGACAGGAAATTCCATGTGTCCGTAAGCATTCGTGGTAGAAACAAGAACGCCTGTAGCTAGATGCGTTGAACCCGATTGCCGATAAAAGTACCTCTGGCACCGGGCTAACTCACTGGCTATGTCCCGATGCTCAAAATCAGTGGCGGTTGCGCCAACTTCCAACTGGACTCCGGTTAGGTAGAAGTTGTTAGCTGTGTTGTCCATGCAATTAGGACCACCATTAACCCCTCTTAAGTTACCAGAGGCCCAAGACCCCGCAGTACCATCAAAGTTCGATCCCTGCGCCAAAGTCCACATCACCGATAAGCCCATACCATTAGTGGCTCCAATCCATGTACCACCCGTATCTCCCACAAACTTGATGGTTTTCTTCTCCCAAGTATCGGCGGAATCTACGGTATATGACCCTAAATAAGTCTTATCAAAAGCAGAGTTGTTGAACGCAACAGAATGCGCCCCGGTCTTTGGAGACTTAACCCAAAATGATAATGTCATTGTTGCGGCATTAGCCGCTCCAAAACCCAAGTGTGCGGTATTGAACGCTTCTATTTTTTGGTGAACAGCATATTGATCTGTGGCCGCAAGACTCGCATCCGCCGTTGTTACATCAATTTTAAGTGAAAACTTGAAATCTGTTCCTGCTTCCGCAGGGGTTGGCGCATCCGTATCTTGTGTGACAGTAACTTCTCCAGCACCGGCGGCATTCCACCGCCACTGATCAAGCGTATAAATGCCAACGCCGCCGAGGCCAGTAAACGAGGCTCCTCTGGCGGCTATCATCATCTCGCCGTTAATTATCAAATTACGGTGAGGTATCCCGTCGATAGCAATGCCGCCTGTTCCCTGATTGGAGATAGCCAGATTGCCATTTGTCGTGGCGGCTGTAACTGTGTCGGCTTTTAATGTTGACATTTTATAACACCTTAAATGTTGAGCCACTGGCGAGGGTTAGCGTTACCCCACTGGCTATGGCAAACGGGCCTGTGCAACTGCCGTTATCAGTAGCCGACATGCTCTGGGACGTATCTAGTGTCTGTTGGTTAACGCGAATGATGTCGCCACTATTGCCTACACTCGACCCTGAAGCACCTTCACCAAGGAAGGCTCCACCGCCGCCACCTCCGGGGGCCGTACCAGCTAGACTCCAGCCGGTCATGCGGTAATCACCTGATGCATATTCAACGAACTCTAGTTCATCCCCCGCCTCAGTTGTGAAGTTGGCAGCCCCAGCGAGAATCAAGTCAGTGGCATGATGAGTCAGAGTCACAACACCGTCGAAATGCAATTTGATAAGCGTTCCTGGGCCACCCGTCGTGTTGATACTCGTTATCGTGGTCGTTCCCGTGACATCGAAATAATTACCGTCTGTCAACACAGCGAGTGCAGTGGCAGACGCTACATCAGCGCCCTTGGACCATTGCACCTGTGCGCCGTTGCAGTCTAGGTCACCGCCGAGTTGTGGTGTTGTATCAGTTACAATGCCGCCCAGCGAGGTCATCGCCGTGGTCCCGCTTTCGGCCACGAATGTGGTTCCGTCACCGACGATAAAATTACTATTTGTTACGGCGAGGCCGGTAGCCGTCTTCATGTCGAGGACGCCCGCCGTTGTAAACATTGGCGAAGCAAATTCTACGTTGGTGCCGTCACAAAACACATGGGCCAGATTGCCGTTGGTAATCGTTACCGTGTCCCCCGAAGCCCCGCCAACCGTCAAATCAGAAGCGTCCGTGGTGGCGTTCCAGACGATGTACTGCTTGTTCCGCAAAGGAACGATGACCTGCCGGGTTGCACCAGGCGTTCCCGTCGCCTTGATCATGGCGACATGGCTTTCCTGGGCGGGGGTGCTGTCAGCGTGTTCAAGGTACTGAGTGTCGTCCAGGGTGTAATTGGACCCCGCCAGCGTGATGTTAGTGATATCCGCAATCGCCTCTTCGATACGCGACATGGCCTGATTGGCAAGCGTCCCCCACGTACCGGACTTTTCGCCCGTAGCCATCTTCTCGAATTTAATTAAATCTGACGCTGTGCTTGCCATCGTTTTTCCTAACTTATGTCAGTGCTGACTTCGGACCAACTGGGCGTCTGTGAAGCTGCAATCGCGGCCCAACTTGGTGTCTGCGTTGTGACCACATCGCTCCAAACAAGTTCTTGCGCCCCTCCCATTGCGGTTGCCGTTGCCGATAAGCCGGTGACCGTGACGCCAGCGCCACCAGAAACAACAGACCCCCCACCAAGCGTTGTCGTTGCCTGGAGGCCCATTGTGACCATACCAATGATGCCAGATGCGGTAGCGCCCGTGGACGTGACGGGAACAGTGAGAACAAGGAGGATCGTTTCGTCGCCAATGGCTGACGTAGCGGAAAACCCGGTAACGGCAATAGAGACGTTTTCGCCGCCCCAAGTGCTGAAGCCCCAAGTATCTGATCCCCATGCCATTCCACGTTATCCTGCCTATGCAATTCTGATGATCGCGTTGCTGGCATCCGCCGCCGGGAAGGTGATCGTGAAATCCCCCGCCGTGGAAGTCTTGTCCGCACCAAAGTCCAGCACCAATATTGACGCATCTGATGCGTGGGAGTCATTGAAGATCAACGAACCTCGCGCCGTGATTGTCGCCGTTGACCACGTCGTGTCGGC